TGCTCTCATAATTCTATGAATCAACATAGCATCTTCCATAAGACTTAATTGTTTCCAAACTTTTCTACCCCCTTCGATCATAGACTTTCCGTAAGGTATATAGTTCGAATCTGATAACATTCTAAAGTGTGCTATTTCAAAATTTTCAAATTCTGTTCTGGATTTTCTTCCGCCGCCACCTGATGGGTCTGATGCATCCATTACAAATTTTACGGCGTGTGGGTTTTCAGGATCATATCCTTCTATCCTTGCCATATCATAAGGTGAAAATGGCGCAACATTAATAATTCCATATTTTTCTTTTATTTCTAAATGTAAGAAAAAGTCACCATACTTTACAAGATTTCTTATCCACGGCCATAAATTAAACTCTATATTAAGAATATCATAAAATAAGTTATGTAATATTTCGTGTATCTGTGAGTTATTAGACTGTATTTCTAAAACATTGCCATACTCAGATTTCATTGTTGATTCATCTGCGTATACGTCTAATGCTGATGATATTATAGAATCATCATCCATTGCTTCATAGTCTCTAAATAATGCCAGTCTTTGTGATTTTGCTAGCTCACCTGCAAATTGCATGTAGCCACCAGATCCTTGTGTTGAAAACATCCTCTGGTATCTATCCATTAAAGATTTAGAGCCAGCCTGAATTTCATCAGTGTCTATAACTCTTAGCTTTTTTCCACCTATGTTTCTTACTATAACATTTGATGAAAATAAGCGTTGTATTCTATCGTAAAATGTATCTTGTTTTGCCATATTATATTAACCAAGTTAGTGATTCTTTTTTGTCTCCTACATGTTGCTTCCAACCGTAGTCTTCTTCTTCCTCTACGGTATAGACACCTGAATTTGCATCTACGCCTTTTATTGCTTCTCTTTGTAGAGCAATATTTTCTGCATGTAGTTTTAGTGCGGTTTCTCTTATCCAAAGTCCTATTGCCATACTCATAACCAAATCATCGTTGTATCCTTTAAGAGCTTCCGCTTTCCCATTATTAAATATAAAAACAAATAATTCCTCTACCAATCTTATTGAGTTAATTTTAATTGACTTCTCTCTAATAAATTGTGCCAGCTTTTCAATTATTAGAGGCCTGCTTTTCATACTTGTTGTAAATCCCGGCACCATATACTTGTTTTCATTTCTATATTTGTTTGTATGTTGCTTATTTGCGTCAACATACTTTAAATCTTTTTTCATCCAAAATAAATTTTTATAGTCTCTATCTATAAGTGACTGTAAAACTGCCCAACCTACATTGTTATTTTCAACAACCAGTAAGGCATCATTATATTCTGTGGCTACAGACATTAATATACTTGCATATCTTGTAGTATCTTCTTTTCCTTTATATTCTGCAACCTGCTCTAGTGTTTCTAAATCTAGTATGTGGAATGCAGAATAGTCTGCTCCATCACCACGAGCAACATCAGCAGACATTAAATATTTTTTACTAGGCTCTGGATGTTTCCATATCCACATATTTCCACCGTATCTATCTTCTGTATATTTTGTTACAAAATTGTCTTGATACTCTTTTAAGATAGGGCCAGGTATTACAGTTTGTCCAGAGCTTATGAAGTCACAGTCACATTCTTGTGCTGCCATGTCTGGTCCTAATAGCGCATTTTGATCATCTCTCCACTGCTGCCCTCTATTAGGATGTACTGTCCAGTGTAGCCTAATAAAGTTAAAATTATTTTCACCTGTTTCTGCAGAAGACCATGTCTTGTGAAACCAGTTTCCCATTCCGTTAGGTGTTGACAATGCAATGCACTTACCACCTGTTGCTAATGTTTGTTGAGCTGCACCCCATATCTCATCAATATTCTTAATAAATGCAGCCTCATCAATTATTAGTAGAGACAGTGCTTCAGATCTACCTGCTTCACCTGTTGATGATATTGCCTTTATTTGTGATCCGTTCTTATATCTTAAAGATAATTTGTTGTCTTCTACACAACCCTGTTTTAACCAATTAGGTAATTCTTTGTGCATTACTCTTACTTTAGTTACAAGATTTTTTGCAACTTCTTGTTTTGTAGCAATTACTAATATGTTTTTGTCTAAATGAAAATTCATTAACCATAGAGAGTAGCCAGCACTTAATGTAGATATACCTAGCTGTCTCGCTTTTAAGATAATATTATAATCGTGGTCTTTTAAAGCCCCTAATGTCTTTTCTTGAAATGGATACAAGTTAAATTTCATTTTTCCTTTGACAGGATGCTGAATATAACAGTACTCCTTCATGAAGTATATTGGATCAAGAGCACATTTTACATACTCTTGTTTTATTCCGTCTCTAATTTTCTTCGAGTTCTTCATCTAATTTCTTGATTGTCTTGTTGACATTTGTAAGCGCAGCATCTAATGATACTAATGCTTCTTCTGCTTCTTTCTTTATTTTGCTATCTAATTCATATTTTTCAACGTGAACAAATCCTGTATCTACATTGACAGGTTCTACAATTTCTGTATCACCTATGTTAATAAATTCTTGTATTTCTTTTATCTGATTTTCTATAATACTTCTTTTATTAACTAAGACTTTTTTTGCTTCCCACTGCTTAAAAACACCTCTTGTTCTCATTTCGTGTTCTTTTTCAATTTGACACTCAAAACAATGATTAAATAAATTCCACATTTTATTATCAAGCTTCTTTTTCATTATTTTTTTACAGCTAGGACAGAACCACGGCATTCTAGCAGCAGCCATTATATCTGTTAATCTGCTCTTTTGATCTCCAGACTTCTGCTTTTTTCCTTCGTATCCGACCATAATAGGTTTTTCAACCGGTCTTCCTCGTAAAATATTTTTTAATGCTCTATCTTCACTATTCATAACTACCTCGAGAATTTTTCTAAACCTAGAATTTGATTAATTGGTGCAAAGAATCCTGTAAATTTATAAACTTTGCCGTTATACTTGAACACTAGTCCTTCTGACGGTGCAGCTTTTTTTAGTGCTGGCATTGCTTTTAGTTTTTTAAGTTGTGCTTTTAGCTTGTCAATATTAGAAAAATCTTTCTTAGCTAACAAAGCTTTTGATGCTTTATCTAGATCATCTCTTAGTTTCTTTGCTGTTTTTTCTGGATTTGCACTAAGATAATTACTGGCGTTTGCTAATATTTCAGCACCAACTCCAAAGAATATTTCTTCGAATGGTTTCATATTATCTTTAAGCATTTTTGCATGATCTATTTTTTCTGTTGATCTTACCCAGTCAACAAACTTAGGATAGTCTTCTTTTAATTTATTAATTTCAGTCATTTTGTAACTTTTATCAGAGAATGCCCATCTTTTCATAAGAGGATATAAAACATTGTCTGGTAAATTTTTATAGTCAGAAGAATTTGCGCCATTTAAAATATATTCTAACCAAAAGTGTTGATGATATAACGATAAGGTATCACTATCCTTTAGTCTATATATATTCTGCAACTTGTTCAAAGATCCGATATATTTTTTCCTTAGCCTTCCATAGTTCTTTGGTTTATGTAGTTTTATTACATTTGGTCCTTTAAATGCGAACTTAGTCTTTATTCCTTTATTGACTTTATTAATAATGTCTGCTATTCTCTTTCCTCCTGATCTTACCTCACCAGAAGGAACCCATGCATCACTATATTTTAAGATACCGTGAAAAACTATTGTTGCAGGACCATCATAGTCTATTACATTTAAATTTTCTGGATAAATAATTTCTATATTTGCCCAGTTCATACCATTATTAAACAGTGCTACTTGATCTTTCTTTGACATTTTTTCTACAGCATTTGCAATATCTCTCATTGAAAATACAAATGCATCTCTAACACTAGGAATATGATTAGCAAACTTTGCCTGTACACCTTTTAAGCTCATTCCGCCTCTTTTTAAGTCGCCCTTATTTCTAGCAGCAACAGCTTTTCCGTTTATTGCTGAAATCATAATATTTTGACCATCTAATTTTTCAGTTACTGCTTCTTCTTTATCTAAACTGCCTTGTAGTCCTAAGTCTATTATATCTTTTAATTCTCCAAAAGTCAAAGCGTAATCATCAAAAGGATGTGCCATGTGTCCATAAGCGCCGCCTTCTTTTATAAGTGACTTAATTACTGATTCTTTAAATGACGTGACAAAAAGATCAAATGTTTTTTGATCAAAGTAACCAAACATTTTCTTAAAAAATTTCTTTTTTAATTTTAGATCATATTTTTCTGATCCTAAAAGCTTTCTCATTGTTGTACCACTTATTTCTTGTCCCCCAACCTTTACTGATACATGTGGCGCCTGTAAAGTATAACCGTTTTCTTCGTAACCTTTTAGCCTCATATAGTTTTTTCTATATTTCTTAAAGTACTTGCCACTTGAGAGTCTGCCCTCATCCTTCGCACCAACTGCGAAGACCACAGCAGTTGATTCAGAATCATACTTTGATAGTAAGCCCTTAGGTATATATGGCTGTTTTTCTTGTACTATAGATTTTGAAGGAATTCCCATCTTTATCATATGTTTTCGCTTTTGTGCAAAGCTCATAGGATGTCTGTTGCCTCCTTGTTTATTACTTGTTGCAATATAAACTTCATCAAATCTCTTTTTTAAGAAGTCATATGTTTCTTTATGATGTGGACCAAATGGTTGAAACCTTCCAGGATAAACAGCAACAATTTTTTTAATATTATTTTCTTGTTCTCGTATACTTCTATTTAGTTTTCTGTGTATGCGTTTCATCTTTTTTCTTTGAGACAAACTAGTGGGTATCCAGTCAGGACCAAATGTGTATTCATCTGATTCTTTTTTTATACCCTTCTTAGAAAGTTCTATGGCAGTTAGCTGTGCCATTGCTTTCTTTTTTGTGCTATGTGTTCCTAATCTTTTTCCACCCTTTTCAGGGTAAACAATATACTTGTTGTCAACTTTTTTTATTGTTTCTCTTACTGATATTTTTATAGCTTCGTTTACTTTTTGATCTTTAGTTGGGATGACTACTACCTGACTCTTTCTATCAACACCACACCCAATCCAATCGATGACTTCCCAGCCTAAAGTATCAATAAGTCCCTCCATCTGCTTCATCCACTTATAGTCACCTGTCTTTAAAGAGCTATCACCTGTAGCAATTGTGCCACCATAAGATACAGTATTTGATCTTCCTAGAAGCTCATCATCATCTAACATATCCATCTGATAAAATGGATCATCTGCTTTGTTATCTATGATGTAATTTACAACTGGCCAGCCCATAACTTTAGCAGCATCGTCTTTTGATATTCTTTCGTAGTCTTTAAACCCAATAAAAAAGTCATATAAACCTTCGTCTGAATACACGCTCTGTACATTACTTACTTCATGAAGATTTTCTCTCCACTCTAAGAACTCTTGTATAGTTGTGTTATCTAAAACTAAACAGTCTACACCGTATACTGCTTCATTAACGAGCCTCTTAATGTAGTCTGACATTCTTTATTCTAAAGATTGCCAAACGGATCGTTTTTACTTAAATCAGCAGGTGTTCCTGTTCCAAATGTTCTAGATTCTTGATTGTGTCTTCCAACAGGCGAAAATTGCTTTTTAGGATCTTTGCCTGGTATTCCAGTTACTGATGCTCCCTCTCTTGCAAGTGAATCTGCAGGATTATCATAAGTTTCAGATCCCATAGAAGTTGCTGCTAGGGGAGACTCTGCGAATCTTCCTACAGGACTTCCAAGAGGCCTTACTTCTGGTGTTATTGTGTCTTCTAATGCCATTATGTTTCTCCTAAACTTCTAAGCTTCTGTTAAACCAACCGTAGTAGAATTTTTCTAAGTCAGGTTTTCTTACGATAAGATTTGCATAGTATTTTACTCTATACGCTCTAACTCTTTTTAATTCTACGTTTTGCATTGCTGCTACTGTTTTTGGTCCCATGCCTCCGTCTACTTTTAGATTAGCTCCTTTAGCGTTTGCTGTCTCTTGCATTATTTTTGTTGCACGTCCAGCACCCATATTAACACACATGTCAAAATATATGTGTCGGAGATCTTCAGAAAGCTCATCGCATCGATACTTTTCCCAGTAATCTCTTCTATAAATATCTTTAGCACCATCTTCTGTAAGATTTTTAATGTCTACATCTGGATAGGCACGCTTAGATATTCCGTAATTAGTTTCACCGCCCGGATCTTTAGGATCGTTTACATATCCGCCTTCGTGGTGTAGGACAACTTCGATTATTTCATCAAATGATGTTTTCATTGTATTCTCCTACTTTTCTTCAACGTATACTTTACAGCCTTCTGCGTTCTTATCTCCTGAGTAAGATGGGAATCCTGTGAAGAAGTTTTGTGCGACTATGAAACATTCAATTTCAAAGTCATCACCGCCGTTAGGCGCTTCTACAACACACATCTTACTTTTAGAGAGATAATCTTCAACAGAACCTGATTCATATCCGCCACCAAAAGTTCCTTCTGGATCTTCGTGTACACAAGAGTGGTTTCCCACCTCTAGTCTAAATGTGCCAGGAATTCGGACTTTTTTAGATACTGCCATTTGTATTCTCCTTATGTTAAGTTAGTTTGTTAATATATATTTATTAACTTTTTTAAAAAATAAAAAATTTTATCCACAATGATAAGTACATGCAATTAGTACTGATTTATAGCCTAAGTCTGCGTCATTACTAGCAGATGCAAAGTTATAAGGCTGTGTAGCTTTTGCTACTGTGTAATTGTGTAGTAAGTCATCGTCTTGCTTTTCACCGTGACCAGTTCTTGTAGATGAACAGATATAATCGCCTGTTTCTATATTTCCATTAGTATCTGTAACCAACATCATTCCTTCACCAACCGCATTATAGTCCAATGCTGGTTTTACAGGATCTAAACCATGCATATTATGTCCTGTACCCCAGTCTCCTGTAGAACTGCTTACTGCGCTTTTGTTATTCCATGGGCCCACCCAATTTGAACCACTACCCGGCTTTATATCACTATAGACACCCATTACAGCTTTGTCTTTTTGAGTTGTTGTAACAGTAACTTCCGGCCAAGCTAAATCTAAAGTGCTTCCAGTTACATTTAAGTTTCCTGTTGCTTTTACGATCATACCAGGCTTCCAAGCTTTCATCTCATTTTCATTGTCTGCAGCTGAACCACTTATAATTTGTGACACGTGACCTCCTGTAAATGTGGTATAAGTCACTCGACTAGTAATTTCTCCTAAGAATGTTCCGCTATTATCTGAAAATTGAATCCAGTGCTCACCTGTATCGAATTGGTTTGTTGAATCTTCTTGAGAATGCCATAAGTTTAGTATGTATGAGTTTCCAGAATCAGATGAACTTGAATTTCTAAAAATACCTATATATGCGTCATTTGATTGATTCTTTCTAACATCTAGTGGAGCATTTGGATCTGAATGTCCAATGCCAACATAAGCTGTAGAATCTTCAATCATTAATCCTACTGCACTACCATTTTCTCTAAAATACATGTCTCCACCGAAGAAATCCATATAGCTGTGACCGTTGTTATTAAAAAGCCTTATGTAATTTGAGCCATACGCTCCGGAATCTATTGTTGTTGAACTTCCTGCAAGAAAAAGATCTGCTCTAATAACAGTATTTGAATTGTCTTGGTCTATTGCTAGATATGTTGCTCCACCTGCTACAAAGTCTATATGATCAGAGCCTGGAGAGTGGATATACGTATTGCTAACATCATCAAGATAAAACTTTTTAGCTTGAACAATTGAAAGATCGCTTTCCAATATAAGCTGTCCTGAAGCATTAAATTTACCCCTTAAAGTTGCACTGGTGGAAGCATCTGCATCAGTTGGTTTTGTGTAAAATCTTATTTGGCCACCCTTATCACCCGTACCCATAGTCTCTGATGCATGACCTGATATTAATGCAGATGATTTAAAAATATCTGTTGGTGCTCCTCCATCAATAGTATCAAAACCTATTGCACCCATACCTTCACCAGAAGTTGTAGAAGAATCATCTCTTAAAAACTGTATACCTTGATCTCCTGCATTACTGGATACATAAACCGTAACAGTATTACTGTCTGTTGTATCTTTTCCAAAAGTCGCGTGACCAGTCACTCGTAAGCAATCATCACCTGGATCTGATGTTCCACCAACATTAAGACCACCAAGTGAGTATGTGTAACCATCAACAGCTAAGTTATCAGTTCCTGGATTTGATGTTCCTCCGACGTGAAGACCACCAAGTGAGTATGTGAAACCATCAACAAATAGATTATCAGTTCCAGGGTCTGATGTTCCTCCGACATGAATGCCACCAGGTGCAACAAGATAGTCACTAAAATAAGATGAGCCATTAACACTAAATCTATAACCTGACTGATAAACAGTAGATGTAAATGCAACAACAGTTCCTACAGATAATTTCTGTCCTACAATCCAACCTGCATTGGTATTGTCTGGCTTTATGATTGCATATGCAGAAGATGCATCATTGATATTGTTTCTAATTGAGCCTACACTACCACCACCGACTCCTATATACAAGCTTTTGCCGGTGAAATTGTCACTAGTATCATATTTTCCAATTTCTATATTTTCTAGTCTTAATTTGGCAGTGTTAATTTTAGTATTAGTCTCTCCATTAGAGAAATTAAATGATGCTGTAGAAGCAGCATCAAAAATTATTCTTGACTGATCAATTCCGTTTGTTGAAAGCGGATGACCTACATAAGTACGAATCTGTATATTGCTTGGAAGAAGCTCTACTCTTTTTGTTGTATTATAAGTTGTACCTGTTCCGAAGTTGTTAGTTGACCTATTGCTGGTAACTAACTTACCGCCACTACCAGTAATATCACTATTTGCAATTGTAAATCCGCCAATTGCACCAGCAGTTGCAGTAACGGTTCCTTCTAATTCTACATTACCAGAACTATCTATATAAAATTTTGGAGCGTGTATTGCACCTGTAGACGATATAGTCATGTGACCGTTGCCACTTGTAAAACCGCTTGTGTCTTTTGTACCTACAAATATTGCATCGGAATCTATAGTCCATCCTGCTATTGTACCGGATCCTGTTGCAATAACATTAGGTAGTGTCACTACTGAAGTGCTAGCTCCTAATGATCCTGATAATATGGCTTGAATTCCATCAGCTCTTAAATTTGTAGAAGAAGATATTGCAGAACTTTGTGATCTTAATGTTGAGCTTTGTGATTGTAGTGTTGAAGCTTGTGATTGTTTTGTCGATGCTTGTTGAGCAGCACTTGTTGCATCGGTTGCTTTTTGAGCTGCACCTTGTGCGCTTGAATTTGCATTTTGAGCAGATCCATCCGAAGACTGTGCAGATGACAATGATGCTGCTGCTTCATTAGCTGCTGCGGTTGCAGATGCTGCTGCTTGTGTTGCTATACTTGCAGCTTGTTGTGCTGTTGTTGCAGAGTTTGCTGCAGATGTTGCAGAGTTTGATGCAGATTGTGAAGCTGCAGTTGCAGATGCTGATGCTTGTTGTGCTTTTGTTGCAGAATCTGCTGCTTCTTGAGCTGCATTTTCTGCTTCTCCCTCAGCGTTCTGAGCTTGTACTGCAGCTTGTTGTGCTTTTGTTGATGCTTGTTGTGCACTTGTTGATGCTGCTGATGCTGATGCTGCAGATGCTGCTGCGGATGTTGAAGCCTGTGATGCTTTTGTTGCTGATTGATTTGCACTAGTTGCTGATCCAGCTGCTGATTGTGCAGAAGTATTTGCAGATTGTGAAGCTGCAGTTGCATTTGTTGAAGCTTGTGAAGCTTTTTGTGAAGCTGTAGTTGCATCAGTTGCTGCTTGTTGTGATTTAGTTGCAGCTGTCGCTGCTGAACCAGCAGAATCACTAGCTTCTTGTGCAGATGTCGTTGCAGATGCTGCTGCAGCTGTTGCTGAACTAGAAGATTGACTTGCACTTTGTGCGGCTGATGTAGCAACACCAGCAGACTGACTTGCTGAGTTAGCTGAAGCTTGTGCACTTTCTGCTGCTTCAGATGCTTTGGTTGCAGACTGACTTGCACTTTGTGCCGAAGTATTTGCAGACGCTGCAGATTCTGCAGCTGATGCTGCTGAATTTTGTGCAGATCCATCTGAAGATTGTGCACTTGTTGTTGAAACTGATGCTGATGCTGCTGAAAAAGTTGCTGCTACTGCAGAAGTCTGTGCAGATG